CTACTTCTAGTTTGTTTGCAGTTTCTGCTTGAGCTTTTATAGCATCTCCTTCTTCTAAATTCAAGCCCTGTTCTGTTGCATTAATAGTGCTGGTTGCTGGTATATCCTTTCTAAAAAATTCTATATCTGTGCTGGCTGAACTGTCTCTAAGATCACAGTTTACAGTTACAGCTCCTGTGCTGTTGTTAGATATGTATACTGATTTTACAATAGCCACAGCAGTGGTTGCTATATTTAAAATTGTAGTCATATTTGTATTAGTCAATATGACACTAGCATTTTTATAATTTATACTCATGATAAAAAGTAATTAAACGTGTCCTGTTCATTTTTCAAGTCTTGTTGAAACGAAAAGTTTAATTGATTCTGCAGTGTAGTTAAAGACTCTAGTATCTGTCTTTGATTTTCTACGTCGTATTCCTCTTTTGGTTCAGGTATGTAGTTTGTTATTTTAGCCATTATTTAGGTCCTCTACCAGTTCCTGTGTTTCTAGCTTCGAAAGCCATTCCTGGTCCAGTGAACATAGCTGTACCTATGTCTGACAAACTTTCACCTCTATCCGCTCTATCTTGTACGTCTTGTGTTATTTGAGCAGCTGCTTTTTGTGCAGCTTCTTTTGCAGCTTTTCGTTCTCTTAATTTTCTAAAAAATTCTGCACCTGTTCTACTAGATCCAAATAAATCTAATGCACTACCTGTCGTTCTGTATCTCGCTGCTGCTCTGTCAAATCTATTTGTTCCTGATATTGGGTCGTAAAAATCATTTACCATACCAACCGGTTGATTAAAAGTACCTAAAGAATATATTCCATCTTTAATATTAGATCCTGGAGTAAATCGTTCATAAGATTTACCATCGATATTTTTTAAAAAATTAAACCCTGGTATAAGAAAACCAAGTAAATCCGTTATGCCCGAAGATTTTTTTTTATTTTCTACTTCATCTTGAGTATCATCATCAATATCTGTTTCTGCTGTAATACCTTCAAATCTTTTAAAATCGGGTACTTGACTTGTGATACCTTCAGAAGGCATACCAAAATCAAAATAATTAGGAATCTGAGGTATCAACGTACGATCTGGAGCACTTAATATTTGTGATTCAATTCCTGATAAATTTAGGTTTTGAGTATTATTAAACTGATCAAAAAGTCTGCCTCCTACATTAAAAGGTAAATTACTACTTTTATCTACAGGTACAATTGAAATCCTGCCATCAGGATTTACTATGGTTTCAAAACCAGGTGTACCCGATGTGCTTTTTACTTTATCTGGCTCTGCCGCGCTAGCTGAACCAAAAATATTTATAGAATCTAAAAAACTTTTTTCAGGAACTTGTTGCTCCGCTTCATAAACAGCTTTCATTTTATTATACTCTGGTTGAGAACTTAAAAGTATATTTTCTTTACCGGGTGTATAATTTTTTTTAAACTGCTGATCATAATACAGCTGAGACATAGGCGTCAATTGATCGTATAAATTTTTTGCGTTTAATTCAGCCATTATCTTCTTCCGTCCGGTTGTGCGTCTAATCTTAGTGTGCCATATCTCCAGCTTTCACCAAGAGCATCATTTTCTATCTTGATGGAAACCAATCTTCCTCTGGCTCGAGTATCTACCTTATCAGTTGTTGATGTAACTGTAAAGGGTCCTAGTGGTGAGCTGACAGCCACATCGTCAGGATAAGCACTGACAAATAATGTTACTTTGGCATTACCCGTCTGATATTTAAAATCAGGTATGAATCGTCTAACAGCCATAAAAAATTCACCGTCTCCTCTGTAATCTGCCACACCTGTCTGTTGACCAAGGGCGCTACGCCTTGATGTGATATCCCAATCACCTGATCTTATAAATGCAGGTATTGCTGTGGTTCCTGAACTATTAACCTGGTCGGTTCCTTCCTCATGTTCATAATAGATACTTGCACCAAACAGATTTGTAATTCCAAGTATATCAGGAAATACAGGTGTGGATGTATCCTCATAATCTGTAGCATAGGGCGCATCAAATACACCCTGATCCTGATATGTTGTTCTATCTAAAGATGATGTGGTCCATATATTCTCAGAATAATTATAGGTTACGCATCTATCTATCTGCTCTGATCCTGCTTTTGGATAAAACCAATTTACCTCTGTATATAGATTATTTGCACCCGCAAAGACAACATCTCTAGAATTAAAATTTAATCCGAGATTATCTCCATCAGTTGTAAATACAAAATCCTCTACGAGTGATGGCAATGATTTCACTGTTCCGTCGAAAGCAAAAAAACCACCTTCTGCACCCATCCAGAAAACAACACCATTAATAAAAGCAGCTGCATGTTGACCTATGCATCCACAGTTTGTACCAACCTGTCTAACACTAAATGTAAATGGTGGACCAACAAATTGAATAACGTATGCAGCAAGATCTGTTATAACAAACACATAGTCTTTACCTTGTAAAGCTGCTCTGATCTCATTACCGGTATCTAGTCTGAACGTACCTGCAGTATTAGTGGCTGTAGGTGTGTATGTGTTTAGATCCTCTTGATTAGAAAATCTTACAAACATGGGATCTTGTGTTGTGGTATCACCAATAGTTGTCTCGGTTCCAAAGTGAAATAAATGTCTGTCACGATCTGACACCAATGTAAATCTAGTTTTTGTAGGATTATTACCGGTTGCAAAACCTGATGTGGTTAACGAAGCTCGTTGACCTCTTGGATTTGATGCACCTGCATTCCATGTAAAAGTTTTACCATTAAATATAGTTGCAACTAAAACCTGACCAAAGTTATCGAGACTCCAGCTTCCTGGATCTAGAGTTACAGAACTTGTAGCTCTTGGTGTATTCCAAGTGCTTGCACCCCAGGTTGATGTGCTCCAACCAAATCCAGTTGTTTGAGTTGTTGGTCCAACCTCAACGTATGGATTAACAGTAACGGCCCCTGCAGCAGTCATACCAGAACCTGTTTCTACTGATGAAGCTTGCACCGTGAATTTATCTACATCAGGTACAGTTAATATCTCATAAACTTTTTCTAAATCCGCAGCTGTATATCCAGATGCTCCTGTGACAGTAACACTAGATAAAGTCACATATCGTCCTACCTCTAATCCATGTGAACCTTTATTGATAGTTATAGTATTAGAGTTATTAACAGTTGTTAACGTTCCTCCTGTGATCGCTGTATCTAAAGGTGTTATGTCAAAAAAATCATTACCATAATAAAGGAATAAACCCTGAGATGTTCCGATGGCAGCATACTTCTCACCTGCAAAACTTGAAAATGCGACTTGAGCTCTTGCGGCTCCAGGTAGAGTCTTTTGAGCAGATGTAAGTTGTAACCAACCACCTATTTTTTCAGGTAAGCCGTATCTAAATCTAACAAAATCACCATCGGTCCATTGGCCTTCTGCTCCTGATTCTGTGTCCTGTTTATTGAATCCTGACTTGAATTTTAATTTTTGTAGCATATAGTAGCTTATACAATAGTTTTTTTAATAATGAAAGATCGAAAATAAATGATAAGTTTTGCACAAAATCAACTAATTAGTTCTCATTCTAGCAGTTTAAATATTACTTATCCCAGAGAAGTTAGTATAGTTTTTGGAAATTATCCTTTTCCAGAAAAAATTCATAATTTAATGATAAAAGTAAAATCAGGTGTTGACCCTACTATGAAAAATTATTCTAACGTACAAGGAGACATGACACCATGGCACTATTTTAATGAAGATAAAGATTTTATAGATTTTATAAATTTTATAATAAATAAACATCAGGCAACTCACCCTCACTATTTTAAACATTTTTATTCTAAAAGAACTGTTGATGGAGCTTGGGGAAATTTATATAAAAAAGGTGATAGTTTAACCCCTCATGTACACTATTCAGAAAGTGGTATATTATTTTTATCACATGGATGTGAACTAATTTTACCGGAATTAAATATTAAAATAAAACCCTCTCCAGGTGATTACTATATTTTTCCCCCTGTTATCCTGCATGGCTTTGACCCAATACTAAACGATGAAGAAAGATGTAGTATAGCTTTCAATTTACCTGAGAAAAACCAAAGTGTATTTATGATAGAAAAAGAAATAAAAAAAATAAATGAACGAAAAAACAGTAAACATAAATAATTTTATTGGTGTATATGATAACTACATTACCTCAGAGGAATGTACTAAAGCAATTAAATTATATGAAGATCAAGATAAATTTAATAAAACTGTAAATAGAATCGCTTCAGAAAAAACATCTATCTTACAAAAACAAGATCAACAATATTTTGCAAATGGTAATAATGTAGATGTTTGGTGGGAAGATTTAAAATCTATGATTTTTAATTTTCAGATAGCTTTTAAACATTATTCAGAAAACACTGGAGCACTTGACGCTTATGACGGAGGACCTTTTAATTTTACAAGTTTAAAAATACAAAAGACTTTACCTACTGAGGGATATCATACATGGCATATTGAACATCATAAAGGATATCACAATGAAGCTAGAGCTTTTGCTTTTTCTATATATTTAAATAATGTAAAAGAGGGTGGAGAAACTGAATTTTTACATTTTTCAAAAAGAGTAAAACCTAAAATTGGTAGAATAGTTATATGGCCTGCAGCTTTTCCTTATGTTCATAGAGGAAATCCACCACTATCTGGTGAAAAATATATTTTAACTTCTTGGATGATGTTAAGATGAATATGATGTAGGTCTTGCACCTAATCTAGCTATTTTATCTGCTTCAGTTTCACCGTCTTCATTATCACTATCCCAATCAGATTGTAATTTACTTAAATGAGCTGCGTCCCATCTATTAGTGAAATCTGAAAAATCTCCAAGATTAGCATCTTCCCAAGTACAATGTGGTGTTTGATCTCTGTGTTCTACAGTATCGCTTGGTGCAAATGTTCCATATTGAATAGCCCAAATATTACTCCACTTAGCTAATCCCCAAAAATCATCATCAGAAATAACATAAGGACCGGCAGCATCACCAGATTGTTTGATAATCATCTTATCGTCGAATACTACTGTCCATGTTGCGTTTGTTGCCATAATTTCTCCTACGTTTTAATAATATAAATTACTGTTAAAAAAGGTTGCAACACTGAAGTTGAATCACCAGAAAATGTTGCACTAAGATTGTGTGAGTGTCCACCACCTGAACCAGCATTACTAGTAGTTGACGATTGAAACGTTGGACCTGGAGGTTGTTGTCTGTATTCTGGACCACTAGTTGCATATCCACCACCGTGTGAGTGAGAAGCTAATTGTGCTGTTGATAAAGTTGCGTTTGCTGTAGAACCAGCTATGTTTCCAGTAGATGCAACTGTGTTTGCTCCACCCGTTGATGCTAAAGCTTTAGTTCCAGATTTTCCAACTGCTACATTGTCTTGTAGATCAGGTAAATTAAAAGTAGATGCACCGTCTCCAGCTCCATAAGTTGTACCTATGATAGCAAATAATGCAGAGTAAGTTGATCTTGAAACAGCTGCACCATTACATTCTAGGAAACCTGTTGGCACTGAAGAAGAAGACCACGGCACAATAGTTGCTGTAGGAATTCCTTCGATACCTGTAAGGTTTGCTCCGTCGAAATCGTATCTTGTTGCTTCGTAATTTGACATCTATTATTTCTCCTTATACGTCCAACCTGTTGTAGCATCTCCTGAGAAGACTAAACAAAAAGCTGCGCCTTGTGTATTGACTACTAGATCTGATGCTGCGTTAGCTATATTAGATCCATTTCTTCCAACAGTCAATGCGTTACTATTAAAATCATAACCTTGATCTACAAATGAAACCTCATCCCCTGTAGCAGGTGAGGCTGGTAGCGTAATTGTTACTCCTCCACCATTTGTATTTACTAAAAGTTGAGCTCCAGCTTGAACTGTTTCAGCTGCTGAAACTGCTCTCCAGTTTCTTTGCTCAGATAATTTTACAACATTAGTTCCATCAGAATATAATACGTAGTTGTTTCCTTCACATAAAAGAACACCTGTACCTGATGACGTTTTAAAAGTTAAAGTGTTCCCTGCATGGTCACATGCATTTTGCACATTATAAACTTTTTCAATTGAATCTGGGATGGATACTGTTCTGTTTGCTGCTAAAGTTCCTGTTAATTTAATAACATCATTTTTACCATTTGATAAAGCACCATTGGTAAAAGTTAAAGATCTGTTAGCATTAGTTAAGTTAAAAGTTGTAAAACCACCAATAGCCTGTTCTAAAATTAATAAGTTTGTATTTGTAATTTGACCCCAAGTTCCCGAGTTTTCACCGGTTGCTTGTACTGTGAGTTTTAGGTTAGCAGATGTTGAATTCGCCATTTTTTAATTCCTTATACGTTCATTTTATTAAAAATATGAGTTTCTGTCAAACTCATTATGCAGCCACCTCTTGCCATCCTGG